TTGTGGAGTACCACCTGTTGGTTTTGCCTTTCTATCGTCTCCGCTAACGTCAGCTCCAGCATAACTGTCACCTTCACCAGCTTTCAACATAGCAACAACTTCAGTGGCAACTGATTTAACGAGTTCTGATTGGGCTTTTTCCATTGCCTTCTCGTTTTCCTCAGCTTCTGCTTCTTCCTCTTCCTTAGCCAATCTAATGTCCATTTTTTGTAGGACTTCGGCTACAGCAGCAAGAGCAAGGTTAGTTCCCTCCATTTGCTTCTCAAGTCTTTCTGAGATATCTGCCATAGTATTAAACCTCCTATGTTTATTGTTTTTTATTCCATTTAACATAAAAGGTTGGTCTTAGCCATCCGACCTTTTTAGAATGAAAATATAACGTTATATTTAAACGTTATTACATTATACTACGAAAAACTAAAAATCCTACTAAAACTAACTACTATTATAATATAAAAGTAATTATTCGTCTGTAGGTAATCCTTTTGAGTCTAATTGAATCATTTCGTTACGAAAATCATATAGAGGAACTTGTAAAAGTTTTTTGAGTTTATCACATTGATTCCCTTCTGGGAGGGATGCTTCTACTAAATCTAATACTTTCCCAACCATTTTAGAATGTCGGGCTATAATATATTCTTGTGTGGGTGTTATTTTACTTACATCTACCATTTTATTCTCCTAGCTAAACTGGAACTTGTTTTCTAATCTTATGCCTAATTTTTTTAGAAAGTTTCTCTCTTTCTTGGTTAGCGAGCTAACATATTCATCCCAAGCTTTCTGCAACCATGGGTTTCCTTCTCGTGGAGTATCTACAGTGTACCATCCCCTAGGAGCCCCACTCCATTGTACAACTCGTTTATTACCAAAATTTCTCCCGTTAGGATATGATACAGGTCTAGATGACTGCCCTTTATAGGCTCCCGTTTTAATTGGAGAACTATAAGTTCTATTATGGTCTCTAGGTTGTTGGACATACTCCGGCAATGGTCCATCATCCCCATCATGTACTTGTTTAGCATAAGGAGCTGAATAAGAAATTTTAAATCCTTTTGAATCAAATGAAATTGACCCAGATTTTTTTAAATTACCTGATTCTCCTTCTGGAACTAATTCCTGTGCTTTGTCAAAAACAGCATTACCTATAAGTTTAATGGTTAAAGCACTAAGTTCTTTTGCTCGTGTAGTACGACTTTTTGGCATAATATATTATTATACTAATTAGCCTTCTAAATCCGTCCATTTTTCAGGAATTTTATCAATAAATTTTCTCTTACTTGTATCGTATCGGTTCAAATAGATAACATCTCTACCCACATAACCATATTTTGGGTGCCAGTAAGTAACTATTTGTTTAGGTTTGGTAGCTGCTTGAAGTCTTTGTAAGGCAAACTCATCAGGACCTTTCATGGTTCCACAGATATGTAACTCACCTGTACCTATATCTAACTCGTCAATACGATGGAAGTGTCCTATCATAACACTATCAAACTCTTGTTCTAAATCCCCATCCATGGCATCTTCAATCTCTCTCTGTAAACTTTTCCTAAATTGAAAAACACTTCTTAGTTTAGTTATTGAGTTGAGTATTGCACCACTACTTCCAGCTCCTGATATACAGTCTCCATGAGTAATAAGAACTACTTTGTCGTGTACTTTGAAAGTAGTCATAAAGCTTCTAGGAATATGAAACTCTATATTTTCTTGGTTCTTACAAAAAGAAGCAACCCATTGGTAAAGCATATAATCCCAATCCATATACTTATCTTTCATAGGTGGCTTTCTTGTCATCCTTCCATGGTTACCAACTACACAAGGTACTTTGATTTTTGAGTAATGTGGGGCTAAGTACATCAAAGCTTGTCCAATAATACTAGCTCCTCTAATCATTTGCTCCATACAGTTAGCCATATTAGACCTAGCTAACTCTTCGTGTATGTCTCCACTAATCATGTCACCTAACATAGGTATAATTAGTTCATCTACAGGGGCTATTTGTCTTCTATAAGATGTGTGCTTTAGTATTTGGTTAGCCCAACCATACATACGTTTATTGAATATCTCAAAGTTATATTCATTCAAGCCACGCATTTGGTCTTTGAATACATGTTCCCCTATGTGAGTGTCTGATAAAGGGGTAACCATCACTTGTGCTTGATGACCAAAGGGAGTTTTGTCTGTTTTTTCTATGTGTTTTAGAGGGACCGCAGGAAACGATTTAGTAAACTCTTGTATAGTATCAACAATAAGTTCTTGTTTAGTGTTTTCTTTTAAGGATTTTTCGTAGAGTTTCTTATAAAACTTTGCTTCACTTTTTTGGGTAGCAACTTTTTTATCTAGCTTAACTCTTTCAGCTAAACTATCTTCTGGATGTAAGACCTGCTCTTCTTGAACTCCCTCTACCTCTTTGTCGTGCCAACGTTGAATTGTTGTCCGATGAGTATCGGTCCCGTACTCCTCGTTCATCCAATTTGCTATCGCTGTCCACGTAGCTCCTAAAGCTCTTCTTCTTATTATCTCTGATTTTGCCTGCTCTGGAATCATAATTCCTCCTAATCTTTACTACTAAAATCTTACCACAAGTAAGACACTGCAAGTCCTTATCTTCATTTATGTACATATGTCCTTGACACTTAGTACACATTCTATCATATAATTTCATTTAAACAAAGGGGCTATCTTTATCGTCTTCTTCTTCAGCGTCTATCCTACCAGCTTCTTGGTCTCTATAACCTCCAGCAACAGTAGGTCCAGATTCAGTTCCAGAACCATATGATAACTGTACACTAAGTCCTGCGGGAGCAGTTTGGGACGCATCTCCTTTTTCATCAGGTTTTTCACTCTTCACATTTTCAGAATCATCTAAGTTTCTAATTTTAGATTCCATATCTTTTTGTTCTACATCCGCCTGCTTATCAGGTTCCGCATCATAAACCACAGGATTACGTAATCCGTCTGTTTGTTTAGTCTGGTCATTTATAGATGTAGAAGATGTTTGCTGTCTAAACTTTATATCATCTTTTTGTAGTTCTTTCTGAACCCATTTTATTAATTGAATGGTAGAAGAATTAAATTCCTTTTGCATTTTTCGTTCAGGAGAATGGTCATTTAGAAACAATCCTAACCTTTCAACTCCTGTTCTTTTTTTACCCTTACGTTTTTTCTCCCATCTTTTTTTACGTTCTGACCTACCACCGTAACTAGGAGTAAACACCCCTGAGTCTTGGGATGTAAATACCGTTCCTGCACCGCCTCCAAATGACCCGGAAGTAGCTGCTCCACCCCCACCACCATTTTCTTTCAGCAGTTTTTCTAATTCAGGATGAAATTTAAAGGTTACTTTTTTTGCATCTTTTTTCACTGATTCACCGTCCACTAATATTTCAATAGGATATACTTCATCTAATGTATTATACCAATAAGCTACTTCATAACCACCGTCATCTAATAATTTTACAAACAGACCTCTATCATAACTTGGTCCATCTTCCATGTCTGTAGCTCTAAGAACTTTAGTTTCACCTCTAGGTAATAATAAATCATGTTTTATATCTTCAGACTTTTGTTTCTGCAAGTCCTTCTTAGCAGCTTTTTTATACGAGTCGTTTTGTCCTCGTGGGTTTGTTATCCAAGATTTATTCATCTTCTATATCAATCTCTGTAGGTTTAGTTGCTTTTCGCCCTTCTTGTTTATATCTACTAAATCTTGTTGCATCCCCAAATACTGCCTTACTCACAGTTGTGACTCCATTAGCAGACAACTCAGCGACATAATCAACATTGTTTTCTGAAAACCACATCTGTGATAAATCATCTGAAACTTGTTTTATAACAGGAGCCCCAAAACCCTTTTCATTCAAAGATTCAACCCATGTCTTAGATAAAGTAAGTTCATTTTTTTCTTCTCTAGCCTCAGCGTATTCATCAATATCTCTTTCCTCGTCTGGATGTTTATCCGACCAATCGGGGGTTACTCCCCCAGTCCGACCTTTAAACTTTCTTTGTGAAGGAGGTACATAAGCTTTTTGCATAGCTTGTATGCCTACAGCATCAGATGGTGCTTGTACCTCACCACCTTCTCCCTCAGCACCTTCTTGACCTTCAGCTGTCTGTAATTGTTGCATAGCTGCCTGTTCTTCAGCTTGTTGCTCGGCTTGTTGTTGTGCCAAAGCTTGTTGCTCTTCTTCCATTTCAATCTGTTTTTTCTGCTGCTCTAATCCCATGAGTTGTTGTTCACCCTGCATCTTCGCAGTTGGTACAGGCTCTCCACTTACAACAAACTCTGCTTCATATAAATCAACATCTTGTTCTTTTAGTTTTATATCAAAACCTAGTTGAGCAAATTGATTTACTATCTGTATTTTTTGTTGAGCAAAACTTAGTCGGGTGTTCTCTGCTTTTTCTTCAGGCTGTGGAAGTTTCAAATCATAATCAGTAATTCCAAAAGCATCTAAAAGTTGAGGAAATATCTTTTCATGAAATAGTCTTTGGTCTCCTTCAACCACACGACTCATAACTACTAGTTGTTGTGTTTGTGTAGACATACCTCCAAAAGCTTCTGGGGCACCCTGCCAAGCTGGGGTAACACCCCACATAGCAGCTACACGTTCTCGTATCTCATCTCGAACAGGTAGGTAATCCATTTCTTGTAAGGTATGGAATAGTCTAACCATGTCTACTCTACCTCTTTGGTTTCTAGCAGATACTGCTACCATCGGTATATAGTTAGGGTCCATCCTAGTTTGAGCCGCTATATGCTCTCGTTCTTTTCGTAGGCTCTCTGGGTCATCAGTAGTTACCATTAACATACTTGCAGGCATCTTTCTTTCAAAGAAATACCTATATAAGTTTTTATCCATACCTACTAACGTCAATGCCTTCTCAAAAATAGTTAGTATTGGTGACCACCCATATGTTTCTGATGGAGCAAATTTCGATAAGTGAATAATTTCAGAGTCAGTGAAATACATATGCTGACTTCTGTGGTAATACTTATACATAGCTGGGTGTAATGTTACATTACAGGTTTCTCTTTCACACTTACCAGCTGCTTCTTGTACTACTTCTCTATGAATAGGACATATAAAATGAGAGTTCTTAGGTAACCCTGCTTGGTCTAAATCAAATTCTACTAATGCTGGATTTAATCTTCTAATTTCTAAAAGTTTTGACCTAACCTCTCCATCACCAACATCTTTATATTCTTTAGCCATATATAAAAAAGCATCGTCTAAAGAGTTTACATCAAAGTGAAATTGTCTGAATACCTCTTCCATACTTTGGTCAAACACGTTACAATCTTTTAACCATTTCATTAATCTTTTACGTTGGTCTGTGTCTGGATTTTCTTTGTTAGGTACTATTTCAATACCTCTTCTAAACACTTCACCAGTAATATGATTTAGAGGTCCTCTAATTTCTTCTACAGACAAAGTTATAGTCTGTAAATCTTGGACTAGTTGTTGCCTGTACGCCATTTGGTGACGTACCCATGTATTTACCACATGGTCTAACCCTACTGTAGGGGCTGCTCCAGTTTCTCCAGTAGATTTCATAACATCTAACAGACTTATTTGTTTATTCAAGTCTGCCATTGTTTGCTGCATCTGGGGAACTTGCGGTAGATATTCAGATAATTTCATTATTAATCCCTGCTTAGTTTAGTCATATCTTGCATTGATACTAACTTTAGTATGTTATCCATGGCTTTTTCTTTTAGCTGGTAATCTTCTGAATGCTCAACATCTCGTATAACTTCAGATGTTTGTTCTTTTAATTTTAGTATTTCTTCATTTAGTCTTTGAATTTCTTGGTCACGGTCTAAAATAGTAGCTTCAAGTTCAGCTTCGCCAGTTCCAAAGTTTGCGTTCTCTAAAACCCCAGCGCTTGCTGCTTCTCTTATTAAAGCTATAAATTGCCCTTCGGACAATGCTACTACAGCGGGACTATCATCAGGTATGTCATCATCAGCACTTAACATCTTTAAGTCTTCGTGCCAGGTATTTAGAATCCTCCAAGTACCCTTATCATCCTTCATAGCCACATACTGTTGACCATTCTCATTCATCATATTTCCTAATACCATTTACTACTCCTACAGCTTTTCTATTTATATTATACTACGATTTTCTTATTTACTACGCAATCTTACAAGCACTCCACCCACAAGACTTACAAGTCTCACATCCTGACTCGAAAACTATATTAGGAAAGTCACAATTACAAGATTCTTCTTCAATCATTTTTTCCTCCAATTCATAACCATCTTTTACAGTTTCTTTTTTATTACCCTTAACTAAAACTTCCTTTTCTCTAGACCCTGCCCTATAAACAGTAATACCTTTGCAACCATTTTCCCACGCTATCATATAAGTTTCCTCAACATCTTCAATTGTTGCTTCATTAGGAAAGTTGATAGTTTTAGAAATACCAGAATCACAAGACTCTTGAAAAGCTGCTTGCATAAGAACGTGCTCTTTTGGTGTTATCTCAGGAGCTGTAGCGTATACATCTTTCGCCCAATCAGGCACTTGTGGTGCACTAGCTAAAGAACCACCCTCAGCTAAATAATCCATCAAGTCTTCAGAATAAAATCCATGCTTTCTAGCATCTGCTTCAAAATATTTGTTTACATAGTTTAGTGTCTTGCCTTCAAGAATGTTTTGTTTCTTCCAAGCCAATGCAAATGTAGGTTCAATCCCACTAGATGTGTCAGCTATCATTGATATTGTTCCTGTAGGTGCAACAGTTAACCTACAATGGTTTCTAAACCTTTGGGTTTTCTCTTTATTAAAAGGAACATTATAATTACTTTTTTCCCACGCGGGGAAGACTCCTCTAGATTCGGCTAATTTTTTAGACTCATCGTCAGCCCAAGTTCTAACAGAAGACATGATATCTCTTCCAATATCTCTAGCTAACTTAGATGAGTAAGGTACTTGCATTTGAATAAGCAGGTCTGCAAACCCCATTATACCTAAACCTATTTTTCTAGTAGCTTTAGTCATTTGCTCTATTTCAGGTGTGGCATACTTGTTTGCATCTATAACGTTATCTAAGAAATGAACAGATGTTCGTGTAACCCATTCTAAGTTTTTCCAATCTATTTTTTCTTTCCACCCATGCGTAGGCCCTGCAGCTTTCTGATAAAATTTTGCTAAGTTTATAGAGCCTAAGTTACATGATTCATTTGGTAGTAAAGGTTGCTCTCCACATGGATTAGTAGCAATCATTTCACCATATTCTTTTTTAACATGATTATCTTTGTTTACTTGGTCAAGGAAAATCATTCCTGGTTCTCCGTTTCTCCAAGCTCCCTCGACTATTTTATTAAACACTTCTCGTGCATTTATATGTTTTTCTATTGAATTGTCTTTAGGGTTTACTAAAGAATAATTCATGTCGTGTTTTACAGCATTCATAAAGTTTGAATCTACACCTACAGAAATATTAAAATTGTGAATATCCCCTTCTACTTTTTTACATTCAA